TATTGATGAAAGATTAAACGCTATACCATTGTTTTTAAAAGCTGGATATGAAGTTCATTTGAATTTTAGTCCAGTAATAGTTCATGATAATTGGCTTACAGAGTATGAGTTTCTATTTCATATGATCAACAGACATTCTACTTTTAATAAATGGAATACTGATAATGTAAAAGCTGAAGTAATATTTCTGACTCATAATGCAGATAAGCATTTGTATAATCTACAACATAAACTTCCAGGAGAAGAACTATTATGGGTACCTAAAATACAGGAAGGGAAAGTATCACAGTATGGTGGAGGTAATATTAGATATGAACATAATAGGAAAACTGATTATATTAAAAAGTTTGTCAAACTTCATGATGATTATATTCCTTGGAATACTATTCGTTATATCTTTTAATCATGTTTAGGACTAGAAAAACACTTTTTATAGAAGATTTAATCAACAGAGGATACATGCGCAGTACTGGGTATAATGCAGATGAAAATGATGTTTATGTTAAAGGTAATAGTCTTTCTGTTGTTAATATAAATATAACACCTATACATACAGATCATTTATACAAGATTTATTGCACTGTAATATTATTAAGCTTTGACTTAACTATTAAGTTCCGTGTTCATGACCATTATAGTATACCTATATATAAAGTAATAGATGATCTTGAAGATAAAATAAAAGCATATGAAGCAATAGTAAAATTTGTAGAAGCATGACACTAAGACAAACAGAAATATTAGGTAAAAAGCTTGTAAAATATGGTTTTTATAGATCTAGAATCAGTCATCATGAATATACTTTTATTACAAAAGAAATAAATGTTAAAGTTCAATTTCAACTATATTTTAGCAGTGTTTGGGTGGCACACTTTACTCATGATATTACTGTAAATACAAGAGTTAGATTTGAAGAACAAGCTGCTTTGTTTACTCCAGAATGGGTGATAGATGAACACAAAAAACTAAGAGCAATATTTAAATTTTTAGGATCATGAAAAACATATTAGTAATAAATAAACCTGTACAAGAGTTAATAGCAGAAATTTGTGCAGAACACCAGAGTGTCTGCAAAACAAAAGATAGCAATATGGGCTATCTGTGGTTTATGTATACAGAAGGAACAAAGAAAGGTACATTCAAACCTTTTATATTTTTAGCTGAGCTAAACTTATTGGTTAAAACTGGATTACTACTTGAAGAAGAAAAAGAAAGACTAGTAGAAATGATGAGTTCTGAGGATTTAGATAATTTCTTTTTAGTAGCATTATCTATTAAGCAATTAAGAGAACAAAGGATTAATCAATATGGATTGTATAATGAAAGTTTTCCTATCTATATGAGTATTGATTATTCTACTGAAATTATTGATCCGGGAGTATTTTTAAATAAAGTAACACCTTATACATTGTAAAGATGGCAACAAAGAAAACTTATAAGATTACTGACCTTACTATAGGTAGTAAAGTATTTGTAGTACATAGACATTATGCTTATGAAAAAAAAGTTGGTGGCAAAGTTGTGCCGGCCAGAGTTGTATCCTTTGTTAATTCAGGAGGAACAGTGATTCCAGAGTTAAAATTAGTTGGTAGTTCTGTTATAGTAAATGAGAATACTCATATTCCTTTTACAGATATTAAAAAAGCTATTGCAGCTATCAAATCTTAAGTTATGGAAAGATCATTGTTTTTAATAGTATTAGTGTGTATTTTATACTCATGTGAATCTAAACCATTTACTGGATATATAGTAGCCAAAGAATATGTTGAAGGACACATGTGTCATGATGAGGATTACAGTCATGTTGTTGAAGCAGGTTATGTACATACCCCTCATGTGCATCATGCTCCACATCATCATAAATGGCAAGAGTCTGAATTCATACTGCATGTTGCTAATAAAGATGAAGTAAGACCTATTCAGGTTGATTCAGTATATTTTTATAAACATAAGTTGTTAGACAAAGTAACATTTTACTAATATGAAGATAGACTTAATAACTAAACAAGATCTTATAGACTTCAAGTATGAATTACTTGAGGAAATAAGAGAGTTGATGAAGAAGGATCCGGTATTGATTCAGAAGAACTGGTTTAATCCTAAAGAAGCAAGAACAATCTTGAAAATATCTGCCGGAACTTTAGCAAAGTATAGAAGAACAGGTACCTTACCTTCAACAAGAATTTATGGTAAAATTTACTATAAAGAAGAAGATGTATTAAAACTAATAGAAAATGGGAGAGATAGCTAATGCAATGATTAATGGTGAGATGTGTGCCGAATGTGGTGTATATTTAGAACCAAAAGAAAGAGTGTATGTACAGGCTTCTGGAAAGAAGATGAACATGCCGGCAGATGGAGAACCTGCGGGATTTCCAGTAATTTGTAAAGATTGTCATGATGAATGATTTAACATGTATAAAATGTGGAGCTCCGGCTACCAAAAGGTATAGTCCTGATCTTGATATTAAAGGGATTGGAATGTGTGATGAGCATGAAGAAGAAATAAAACTTAATTTGCTTATTACACAGTTTGATCCAAAAGGTTGGGAGAAGTTTGAGAAAAAGTATTTAAAACAAAAGAAAAATGAGTGAACAAGAATTAGTTGATTTTGGCTTTGAAAAAATAGAAATTACAGATGATGCTAGTCAAAATGGATATGATTATTATTATTATCAAAAAGAGATGTGCAGCGGCATTATTCTACATAGTACAGACAATGTTGATGTAGAAGATGATCAATGGACTCTGAAAGCATTTGAGATACCTGCAATAGAAATTAAAAGTAAAGATCACTATCTGCATTTTTTAGAAGTAATGAAAAACATAATTTGTTAAACATGCATACAGGAAAATTTATTAAGAAAGATGGTAAACTTGTTTTTGCACATCCCCAAGATAAACTTGCATATGAAATCTTTGTAGAGAAACTAAAAGAGGGTGATAAGGTTGATATGTTTATTGAAGTATCTAATCCTGATCACAGTAAAGCACAACTTGCAAAAGTACATGCTTGTATTAGGGAACTGGCTAAAGAGTCGGGTTATACATTTGAGGAAATGAAACTGGTTGTAAAAGAACATGCCGGTCTAGCCGGCAAGTCTTTTGGGGATTGTAGTAAAAGTGATTTAATGTTAGCTATTGAAGCTTGTATACAAATAGGTAGTGAAAATTATAATATTAATCTTCACTAGATTTTTCTTGTTCTTCTAAGAATTTTTCAGCATCAAAATCTTTTTCATCATAAAGATTATTTTCTTTTGCCTGTTTTTCAATTTCAGCTAAAAGTAAAGTAACTGTGTAAAAAGATCTTTCATTTGGAGTTAATTCTGCATATGGTCTATTAGCTATACTTTTTAATGATTCTTCAGTAGAACCTTTTTCAGTTAAAATAGTAAACAAATCAAAAAGTGTAGCTTTAACCATCAAATAGTAATTTTTATTTACTTTGATCTCAATGATTGCATCATTTTTCATTTCTTGAACTTTGACTGTGCTCATAATATAAATTTTTATCAAAAATAGCAAAAAAATGGAATTAGAAGAAATTAAACAAAAAATGTTTGAAAAACTTAAACCTAGTGGTTGGGATAGAGTTTTTAAATCTTTTATATTTAGTTCTGATTTTGATACTATACTTACTCAGTTATGGAATCTCAGTCAGTCTGATAGAAGATGGACTCCGCCACTAAAACAAGTATTCAGAGCTTTTGAAGAATGCCCATACAGTAAATTACAAGTTGTGTTTATTGGTCAGGATCCGTATCCACAGTTAGGTGTAGCAGATGGTATATCATTTAGTTGCAGCAATACAAATAAATTACAGCCAAGTCTTAAATTTATTCTACAGGAAGTTGATAGAACTGTATATGGTAATCATGTTATAAGTGAAGATTTAGATCTTAAAAGATGGTCTAATCAAGGAATACTTATGCTGAATACTGCTCTTACAGTTGAAGTTGGAAAGATTGGTACTCATTATGATATTTGGCAGAAATTTACAGCATATCTGTTAGACTGGTTGAATAACTACAACCCAGGACTTATTTATGTTTATATGGGTAAGAAAGCTGAAGAATGGTCTGAACTTACTAATGATAATAATTATAAGTTTTATATTAAACATCCTGCTTCTGCTGCTTATTCTGGTGGTAAATGGGATTGTATGGATGTATTTAATAAAATATCTTCTATAGTAGAAACAAACTCTGGAACTTTAATAACTTGGTGATATGACGGAAATATTTAGCAAACTAATTAGAGAAGGACTGACTCCAAATTCTTTTTATGTTTTACATTGTATAAAAGAAAAAACTGTTGTTGGAAATTTTGTCAATAAAGCACTTGAGTGCAAAAAGCTGCAAACGGATCAATGGCTCACAGAAAACTTGGAACTTACTTCAAAAAGCATTATCTTTATGACAGAAATTGATGGATATTTTAGGAAAACTAAGAAAAAAACATCAATTAGTATAATGGGTAACAATTTCATTGAAAATATTCAAAAGTACAATGAAATATTTCCAAACAAAAAACTATCTAGTGGCAAATATGCAAGAGTAAACCCTAAAAGTTTAGAAAATGCATTTAGATGGTTTTTTGAAAACTATAATTATACTTGGGAAACAATTTTAAAAGCAACACAAAGATATGTTGATGAATACAGTATCCAAAGATATGACTACATGAGGACTTCACAATATTTTGTAAGGAAACAAAATGTAGACAAAAGTTGGGATTCAGATTTAGCAACTTATTGTGAGTTTTTAAATAGTTCTGAAGACACAGAATTAAATTATTTTAAAGAAATAGTAGATTAACATTATGGCAAATTTATTTAATGGGGCGGCACCTTTGATACCGGTCAGTGAGAGAGATGCTCTCAAAAAAGCTATCTATAAGATTGAAGCTAGAAGAAAAGGACGTTTAAAATCATTGAAAAGTGCATGGCCCAAATTTAATGATGCCTTTTGTGATGGACTAGAGTGGAGAACTATCACCGTTGTGGGTGCTAGGCCTGGTACCGGAAAAACTTTATTCATGGAGCAATTAATTGATGATATCATCAAACTTAATAAAGACCATGAATTTACAGTTCTTAAGTTCCAGTTTGAAATGCTTGATGAAACCAATGGTATCAGAAAGCTGAGTCTGAATACAGGTTATGATTACAATACATTGATGAGTAAGGCAGAACCATTAGATGATGCCGTATTTGATAAGTGTGTTGAACTTTATAAAAACTCCAAGGATAGAGATATTGTTGAAGTTATTTATGATCCATGTACAGTAGATGTAATGTGTGCTACCATTCATAATGAAATGGAGAAGCGGGCAGTAATGGTGAAAGATAAAGATGGTAACACAGTTAAAAAATACACTAACATGCTTGTCACTATAGATCACTCAGCACTATTTAAAGTAGCTAAAGGGCAAGAAAAGGATAAGTTTGAGATGCTCTATGCATTAGGTGAAGCACTCACTTATATGAAGAAACATTATCCCGTAGCATTTGTAGTGTTAAGTCAGTTGAATAGGAATATTGATTCCCCTGACAGACAGAGAGATGGTGAATATGGTAACTATGTATTAGATTCTGATTTATTTGGAGCAGATGCTTTGTTACAACATGCTGATGTTGTATTGGGTATAAATAAACCTTCTATAAGAAAAATAAGACATTATGGTCCTGATAAGTATATTATTGAAGATGATGATATTCTTGTTTTTCATTTCTTAAAATCAAGAAATGGTGTTACTAAGATGAGTTTCTTTAAACTTGATAGAACAAATATGCGGATAATTGAAATAAATCCACCTGCTCAAGCAAAAAGTATAAATACAAAATAAAAATGGACAGAAAACAAAAAGAAAAAGAGTACTTTGCATATCATGCAAATACCTTTAAAAAACTACTTCTTCCCAATCCTTATTTTACTCTAAAAATGGCATTTTTTGAGAAAGGACGTACTGGAAGAAACATTCAACTCTATGAAGGAGAGCTTAAAAAGAATGAAGACATTTACATGGAATTTATTGATGTTATCAGAGATGATAAAGGAAATGAATTAGATTATGTAAGCATGTTTGAAGACAGACCTTTATTCAAGTTTAAAGCTAATCCTTTTTATGCTGAAGAATATGAACTTAGAGAAAGAAGTTCCTATTCAGTGTATATTGTGTCAGTAAGTGAGTTATTAGTTGTATTACCTGATGGTAATGAAATCTCTTATGCTCTTTATGAAAAAAGAAAAGAGGAAGAAAAAAGAGAGAAAAACAAACTACCTCAATTACAGAAAACACTTAGTGTATTTCCTGATTTTGAAGAAGAGTTTGCTCCTAAAACAGAAGTAGAACTTGACATTCAAAATAATGAAATTGCAGATGCACCATTATCTGAAATGACAATTTTAGATTTTGCATCTATAATGCTGATGAAACCAGTAAGTGCAAAGCCTTGGTTAAATGATCTGATTAAACAAACAAAAAGTGAAATATGAGTATAGTACTTCCAACTAAAAAAGTAAAAGCAGAAAGAGTAAATCCTAAAAGAATTGTAATCTATTCTAAACCTAAAACAGGTAAAACAACTGCATATGCGGGACTTGAAGACAATCTAATATTAGATTTGGAAAATGGTACTGAGTATGTAGAAGCTTTAAAAGTAAAAATTACTAATCTTCAAGAACTTTTAGAAGCAGGTAAAGCTATCAAAGAAGCAGGCAAGCCTTATAAGTTTATTACTGTAGATACTGTAACTGCATTAGAAGAGATGATTATGCCTTTGGCTGTTAAACTTTATAGAGCAACACCAATGGGTAAAAACTTTGATGGTGATACTGTAATTACATTACCAAATGGTGCAGGATATTTATATATTCGTCAAGCATTCTTTCAAGTTTTAGATTTTATTGATACATTAGCACCCACAATTATTTTATCTGGTCACATTAAAGACAAACAGGTAGATGATAAAGGGGAGATGGTAATGTCTGCAAACATTGATTTGACAGGTAAAATAAAAACTCTAATTTGTGCTAATGCAGATGCCATTGGGTATATGTATAGAAAAGGTAACAAAACTATTTTGTCTTTTAAGACTAATGAAGAGGTTACTTGTGGTGCAAGACCAGAGCATTTACGTAATGAAGAGATAGTAGTTACAGAACTGATTGATGGGGAATTAAAAACCTCATGGGAAAAAGTATTCATTTAATAATTAAAAAATAAAAAACAATGGGATTAAGTACAACAGATTTGGGTGCAGGAAGTAGCAGCTCATCTTTACCAAAAACAATTGCTCCAGGCAATCATGTATTAAAAATTAATAGCATAGAGCTAGAAGATTTTAGATTTATTGAAGGAGCTAAACATTTGATTCTTCATGTAGAAACTGAACCAATAGAAGGTTTTGAAGGATTTATGTTAGATAAAGACAATCCAGAAGCTGGTCACTATGCCGGTCAAATAGGTAGAATCAAAGCAAGTCAGTATGCATATTCAGATGGTGAAACTAAGTCTGGTATTAAAATTCAGAGAGATAGATCAATTCTAATTTTTCTACAGAGTTTGTCTAAAACTCTTGGAATAAATGATTGGTTTATTGAGCAAGATGGTCAACATGAAACTATTGAAGATTTTGTTGTAGCATTTAGCAAAAATGCTCCATTCAAAGATAAGTATCTTGAATTTTGTGTAGCAGGTAAAGAATATCTTAACAAGAATGACTATACTAACTATGACATGTGGCTTCCTAAAGCAGAAAATAAAAAATATAGTTTTGGTGAAGTTGAAGGTGGTAAAGTTATTCCTTATGATGAAACTAAGCATCTTAAAAAATTAGAAGTTAAGGATGTAAATAAATTTGGTGATGATGATGATTTTTCATCTCCAAGTAATCTTTCTACTGATTTCAACCTAGACTAGTTATTGTAACAATAATAGGGGGAATTCAGTTCCCCCTATTTTTATTTTATAGAGATGCTATCTACTAAAAACTTAATAGCCAGATTAGAAGATATACCCAAAGAATGGGTTTTTGAGTTTTATCTGGGTCTTACTGAAAAACTTACTGGACAGAGTCTCAAGATCAAATCTATTTTTAATAGTTCTGATAAAGTACCGTCTATGTATATCTATGTAGATAATAAGAATACTTACAAGTATAAGGATTTTTCCTCCGGACATGGTGGTGATGCATTAGATCTTGTAAAAAACTTATTTAATCTTCCTGAAAGGAATAGAGCCTCTTTTAAAATTATTGATGATTATAATGACTATATAAAAACTCATGAGCCACCTCCTATTGTAAGCATAAAACCACATAGTAAATTCAGAGTTTTTGATTATGAGATTAGACATTGGAATAACTTAGATCAAAATTATTGGAGTGGTTTTGGAATTGGATCAAAAATGCTTGAGTTTTATAATGTAGCTCCATTATCATTTTATGAAATGGCAAAAGAAGATAATTTAGGAATACAAAGTACTATGAGAATTTCAAATAACTATATCTATGGTTATTTTAAAAAAGACGGAACCTTGTATAAAATATATCAGCCTAAGATAAAAGATAATAAGTTTATTAAAGTTCAAGATTATGTCCAAGGTAGTGAGCAACTTAGAGGAGATAAGAAATTTCTTATAATTACTTCATCATTAAAAGATTTGATGGCATTTACAAAGCTAAAAATCACTGATGCTGAATCAATTGCTCCAGACAGTGAAAATTCAATGATTCATCCTAATTATATGCAAAAAGCAATTAAGCATTATAAGAAGGTGTTTGTTTTATTTGACAATGATGATCCAGGTAAAATGTCTGCAGAAAAATATAAGAAAACTTATGGAGTAGAATCAATCAATCTCCCTATGGAGAAAGATCTATCTGATTCAGTAAAACTCCATGGTGTAGATCCTGTAAGAAATGCATTACTCCCATTATTAAAACAAGCATTATGAGTTTAGAAAGATTAATGAATGAGGTTGAAAGGCATCTTGATTATACAAATAGTTATTTTGGAGATGTAAGAGCAGAAATTGAGAGAGAATTGAAAGATGTAAATGATGAAATAAGAGATCTTAAAGAAGAAATATCCACACTTGAAGCACAAAATGAACTCTTAGAAGAACAAGTGGGAGAGCTCAAGAAAGAAAATGTTATGCTTAATTTTGAGTTAGCTGAAGTTACTAATCAACTAATACAGATAAGACATGAAAAGTGACTGGCTACATCTAGGAAAAAAGTTTGAAGAAGGTGATATACCTCAAGGGTATGTTGGCTTTGTGTATATGATGACTGCTATCATTGATGGTAAGGCTGTTGCATACATTGGTAAGAAGAACTTCTTTGCTAATGTAAAGAGACCTCTTGGTAAAAAAGCTCTAGCAATGTCCACGGACAAGAGACTTAAAAAGTACAAAAGGGAGTTAAAACCAGACTTCATGAACTATTACAGTAGTAATAAGATTCTAAAGGAAGCTCACAAAGCTGGAATACCAATCAAAAGAGAAATTCTTGTGATTTGTTCTACTCAGATGGAGCTGACATATCAAGAAGTAAAGCACCAGTTTCAATATGAGGTGCTTGAAAAAGATGAATTCTTAAACGGGAACATTCTAGGAAGGTTCTACAAAACAAAGTAATTATGAAAAAACTATTTATTTGTCTTGGCTTAGTAGCCTTGACTTTAACAGCATGTACTGAAAATTCAAGAGTAAAAACTTGGGGTGGTGAAGGAACAATTGATCTACCTAAAGGAAGAAAGTTAGTAAATGTAACTTGGAAAGAAGCAGAAATTTGGTATTTAACAAGACCAATGGATTCTAATGATGTAGCTGAAACATATAGATTTCAAGAGCAATCATCGTGGGGTATGATTGAAGGTGTGTATAACATTGTAGAAAGCAAATAATCATGACAGAGGTAGAACTAACAACAGTCTTATTCAAATTGGCTGATTTAGGTATTACAGGTGTTAAAGTAAAATATGATGGTGGAGGAGACTCCGGTGCCATAGAATGGATTGGATATACAACAGAAAAATGTGATACTCCAGAAGATGTAAATGATAATATAAATGATTGGGACAATGAATATACTTTAACAAATTTAGATGGAAATCTTTATTACCAAATTGAATCATTTGCTGATGAAAAACTTCTTAATGATATAGAAGACTGGTGGAATAATGAAGGTGGTTTTGGAGATTTATGTATATGTGTTCCTTCAGGAAAATATATTATTAATAATCATGTAAGAGTTACTGAGACTGAAGACTTTTTTCATGATGGAGATTTATTAAGTAAAACAGAAGAAGACTAATGGCACATCCTTGGCAACATGCAAAATCCTCAGCTAAAAAGTTTGGAGGTTGTCCTACTGACTATTTAGAAATTCATAAATGGTTTGATGAAACTAAAGCATGGATTGGACACAGTATGCATAGAATGTTCAGACACCACAGTGAAGGTATATTTGAATGTGAACAAAGATTTGGTATGACTATTACCAACTCTGATGGTAAAGATGTATATGTAAGATATGTTGGAGAACAGCATGTCAAAGAGGATTGCAACAACTATATCCCTACTGCAAAGGAATGGGCTGATATGATTGCAAGTGGTAAACCACAAGAGTGGGCATTAAAAACTTTAAAAATTGAAGACTGATGGCAAAAATGATTTTTGACAAAGAAGAAACAAGAAATTTATTAAACATGTTACAATCCTCTGATAGAGAGAATCATATTGTAGCATTTCAGGCATTGAAGAATGTTGATGTAGATAAATACATAGGAGAGTTACTTGTAATGTACAAGTTCTCGGGTGTACCAAAATCTGACTGGTCTGAAGCTGGGAAGAAAATACACAGTAAATTAGTGAGTATAGTTGGAGAAAGTAATCTTAGTAGTCCAAGAACTCTTAGTCTTATTACAGCTCAGAGGGGCTCTAAGACTTCAGTAGAGTTATTTATGGAATATTTTGTCAGAGATATGACAAGCATGTTGGAACAAATTGGATACCCAACAGATAGTTTTGAAATAAACATTAAATTAAAAGACAATGGACAAGGTACAGAGTCTAAGTAAAACAGGTAAAGACTTAATGCTGAAAGAGCCCTATTATGGGTTCTTTCTCATTATGTTGAATAAGTTATGGGATAGCAGAAGAGTTCCTACAGCTGGTGTTAGTAAGAATGGTATTAATTATCAGCTTACTATTAATCCGGAGTTTTGGGAAGGTCTTAGTGAAGATCACAGACTTGGTTTATTGAAGCATGAGTTACTTCATATTGCTTTTGGACATCTTACAACATTCTTTAAGTTTACTGATAAGAAGCTAGCCAATGTTGCAATGGACATGGAAATCAATCAGTATATTGATAGAAACTGGTTGCCTGGCGGGGAGTATACCAAAGAAGAAGTTGATGCTATTAAAGAACAAGTAAAGCTTGAAATTCTTGAAGCAAGAGAAAGAGATGCTCCATTAGATGAAATTATGGAGATTGCAAGAAAGATTCCTCCTAGAGGTATCATGATTGAAGACTATGCTGATCTTAATCTTGATTTAAAAGCCGGTGCCAGATATTATTATGACAAACTTAAGGAACTTAAGGATGAAAAAGATAAGAATGGTACTTGTGGTAATCAAGCAATGGATGATCTCTTAGATGACATTGAAGAAGGAGATGTTCCTGATCATAGTACATGGGAAGACTTTGAAAATCTTACTGAGGCAGAACAGAAATTGATTGATAAGCAGTTACAAAAAGTTCTTACTGATGCTAAAGAGCAAACTATCAAGAAAAGAGGTACTGTTCCCGGGGAAATTGAAGGAGTTATTATTGTAGAAGAAGTAGTTCCACCTAAATTTGATTGGAGAGGCTTTATTAGAAGATTTACTGGTGTAAGTACAAAAGTATTTACCAAGAAAATTAGGAGAAAAGAGAACCGCAGATTTGAAGCAAATCCTGGTCTTAAAGTAAAAATGAGGCAACATATGTTGTTGGCTATAGATACTTCAGGATCTGTTAGTGA